TTCATAAAAGCACCGTACTTAGTTTCGTTATCTTTTGGACCTTCTATATAGCCTACCTGAGATTTAGCAACTTGAATAAGACGAGCAGCAGTTCCTTGTGGAGCCTTCTCTGTTGCTGCTGGTACTGGAAAATCATCTTGTGCCATTGCTTACTCCTTATCCCAATTAGTATCTACTGGTTGCTCTGCTGGCATTGCACCGTCTGGTTTGGCAGCAAGTCTTGCTCTTACTTCATCTAACTCTGCATCAAGTTTATCTTCTGCCATTCTAACTTCTGAATCTACTTTTTTATTATCTATCTGTGCTTGCATAATATCTTTAGCACCACTTTGACCAATTAATAGTCCTGCAAGTGTTCCTGTGATAAATGTAGCAACTGAACCAAGCACATTGAAAAACATTTTATCATTTTCTGATTGTGCTCCAATTGGTTGTGTTACGAATATAAGTGCGTATAAAATACCTAACGCTGTAAATAATAAAATTGCTCCAAGTGTACAACCAAGAATAAACTTTAGTCGTGCATCAAGATCCTGCGGTGTTAATCTTTGCTTACTCATCCTGTTTTCCTATCAAGTCTTTTGTACAAGTTCCTGTAGCCTCACAAAGTGGTGGCTTACATTCTGCCTTTTCCCAGTTTACTGGATCCTGGCAAGGATAGCGATAGTGACCGTCATACCCGCAGCCACCAAGGCCTAATACAAGTATACACGATAAAAAAATATTACGGATCTTCATACTTGTATTATACCAACTATTCTTTATCTTCACGAAGCGGGATGGTAATAAGCCACAGGGCAATTGATATTAATGTGGCTACCCCCACTACCTGCTGGGCGGTACCTGTAAGGGTAAGCCAAGCAATAAAGAAGCCAAGGATGGTAAATATCTGGGCAATACTCTCAATTACAGCAGCCTTAAACCACTTAAAGAGTCCTTTAACTATCTTCTTAATCATGTTCATATTATAACCTCCTTAGTGACATAACTGAACTAACAATATTTCCTACCAAAATAACAGGAATGACCACCTCTTGAACCTTCTCTCTTTGGTCATCTGTCATATCTTTACCCCAATCTGTAGGGCTTAATAATTTATCAAAGTCTATATCTGTTAATGTTCCAAGTGGGTCTGCCAAAAATGCTTCTGTCTGTACTTCAGTAATAGCGTCTGCCAATGTGAATGGCATTGCTGAATCCCCCGCTTCTGCTGCTCTGCTTTCAAACTCTACAAACGCTGTAGCAATGGCAGGGTCAGATTTCATTGCCTCTGCAATCTTTTCAACTTCTGATGACTTGATACCTAAATCTTGTGCTACCTCTGCCTTTGCTTCCTGAGTCAAAGCCTTCAGTGTTTGGCTAACTGCTGCTACTTGCTCAGGTGATAAAACAACTAACTTATTATCTTTGCTTGTAAGGTTTGCAATAACTCCAGATAAATCTTCTGCTGTTCCTGTACCCTTTTCAGGAATAAGTTCAACCAACTCTTCATCTTCTATTTCAGGATTATTTGTTGGTTCTGGTTCTGGGGTTGGTTCTGGTTGTGGTTCAGGAGTTGGCTCTTCTGTTGGGTCTACGACTGGCTCCTCAGTTGGTTCTGGATCTGGTGTAACCTCTGGGGTAGGTTCAGGTGTAGGCTCATCTGTAGGGTCTACTGTAGGCTCTGGAGATGGCTCTGGTGTAGGTTCTTCAGTTGGCTCATCTGTAGGGTCTGGTGAAGGCTCTGGAGTTGGTTCATCTGTTGGCTCTTCAGTTGGTTCTGGAGAAGGTTCTGGTGTGGGTTCTGGGGTAGGCTGATTGGCTGCAGCATTGGCTGCTGCTTGAGCAATAGCAGCATTAAGTTCTCTCTGTGATTGTTCGTAGTAATATTCCCATGCATCACTAATAGCATTATTTAAATCAATTATTGACTGATTATATATTTCTATTCTGCTATTTTTCAATTCTAAAGCATCTTCTGTATCTGCAACGGCATCAAGATGTTCCTGTGTTTTGGTTTGCAATACCTGGTTCATTGATGACAGTGTTGAATTTTCAGAGTTGTATACGCTTAGTTTGTCATTGTATACTGCCAATTTATTGTTATAGTTTGTTTGTGCTATAGCCTGTGCTGCAACAGCATCATTGTAAGCATTTATTTGTGATTGAGTTGGTCCTGATCCAGAAGAAAATGTATTAAGATTACAACTAAAATTTTGTCCCCAGACTCTTGGATTTCCAGAATAATCACATCCTGCTCCAGTCCATCCACCAGGTATAGCCCAACCAAGATGATAGGAGCCTGGTCCTCCACCGTTATACCACCAAATCTCTACACTCAATGTTTTGTCTTCGCTAACATCATATACTGGTGAATAATCGCTCCAAGTAGTTCCTTGCTCTACCCAATTGTCAACAGCAAGATTTCCGTCTACATACATTCTAAATCCATCATCTGTATATCCTGCAAAATATGTTGATGTGAACCAGGACGGTACTGTTATTTGACCAGTGAACTTAACTATAAAGTTTTCGTATCTGTTACCACAAACTGGTAGTTGCATGTGGCTTGAGTTCCAGGTGCCAGAACAAAGCACAGATCCTGGGGTAGCGACATTTCCTTGTCTGACAAGAGTATAAACCGTATAGGCTAACCCTGTTCCTCCAGCAGCCTGCATATTAGACTGTGTGGTTTGAACATTAATATTGGCTATGCTTAGTGCATCTTGAGCATCATTCTTTTCTTCAAGAGCGTTGTCTTTATGTTCAAGGGCCAAGGCTACTGTGGCTGTCTGACCATCCACATTTGACTGGGCAAGGTTCTTTGCTTCTAAGGCTGTGGCTTCTGCTTCTACTGCATCTTCATGGGCATCATAGGCATCATCTTTAAGTTCCTTCGCATTTGTGGCTGAGGCAAACTTATTTTCTGCTATCTCTATAAGATCTATAAAGTCATCTTGGTAGCCAAGATCGTCTACGCTATCGTTAAGTTCCTGTATTTCTTGGGCTGCAACAGTTAGAGGGTCGTCAGAATGAGCCTCTGTGGGGGCTATTAAGAGCCAACCAAAGGCTAAGAAGGTTGCAAGTGTTATTCGTGTTAATCTTTTAATTATCCTTTCAGCCTCCACAATTAATAGGATAATTATAGCATTTTTATTTTAAATATTTAGTATTAAGATTGTCAATTATAAGCCCTAATCTTGGGCCAACTCCCCAAACCTTATGTTCTGTTTCGGTAGGCAAATAAACTATATCTCCTGGCTTTAATTCATAAGTTTCTTCTTGATCTACTTCCCACAAAGATGTTCCAAGTATTTGCCAAAAAATTGCATCAACAGTATCTGCATGATAGCCAGTAATCTTATCAGTCATTGATATTCTTATTCCCTGCAGGTGCCAATCACTCTTACAATTACATGGCTTGGCTTCATAATAATCACAATTAGTGTTGTCTACAGATTTATTTAATTTGTATAGTAATTCAGTTACACCTTTAAAATGACTAAATATTGATTTCCTTCCTTGCGGAGCAAACCATAGCCCTGATTGAATTTCAACATTGCCTCTAAAGGAACCACCTTGATTTAAAATTCTATCCTTAAGTATTTCATTTGGTATAAGTGATTCACTATATAAAAATTTTGCCACATCTTCCCATGTGATTTCTGATGTATGGTATTTTTCAACAGTCAGAACCTTACTGTTTTGCTTTGCGTTTTCCATTAAATCAAACATACTCAATTATATCACCTCAAAACAAAAAGGGGGGCAGGTTTCCCCACCCCCCCCATTATTTGATTAATTACTTAATCAGTGTAACCTTTGCTCGTGGATTCTTCTTGTTCCAACGATTTGCAAGTGTATTGAATGACTTCTTCAAAGAAGCAATTGCTGCAGCGTTATCTGCAGTCAACTTGGCAATTGCTGCATCATGTGCAACCTTTGCATCTGCAAGTGCCTTATCTGAAGCAGCCTTTGCCTGAGCAACTGCTGTTGTTGTGTCTTCCTTGAACTTTGCAAGTTCTGCATTCTTAGCAGCAAGTGCTGCATCTGAAGCAACCTTTGCAGCAGCAGCATCGGCTGCAGCCTTAGCAACGGCAGCAGCAAGAGCATTCTCTGCAGCAATCTTTGCAGCAGTCTGTGCAGCAAGTTCTGATACTAGATCACGAACTGCAATCTCTGCGAATGGTGCAAGTGTTGGAGCAGTCAAACCAACTACTGCTGCTGCAACTGCATCTGATGATGTTGTTGGTGCAAAAGTAATTAGTGAGCGTGTTCCTGTTGTTGGAAGAGTAGCCTTAAAAGTTGCTGTTCCAAAGTCTGTTAGAGTAGCACCAGTTGTTACTGTTGCTGTATCCATAACTGCTGTTGAAGCAAATACGGTTGCTGTAATTGACTTGCCAGATACCTTGTTGCCAAATGCATCTGTTGCAGTTACAACGATATCCTGCTTAGTTCCTGCTGCACCTGCTGTAGGTGCTGAAACTGTTAGGTTATTGATCTTGCCAGCAGTACCCTGTACATAGTATGTAAGAGTTGTTCCACCATTGTTAATTACAACGGTTCCAATTGCTGTTGTCTTTGTGTAGACAAAAAATGTTGCAGTTGTTCCAGTACCTGTTGCAATTGTCAAAGATGATGATCCTGACGATGCTCCTACTGGTGCTGCTGATGTGTGTAGTGCAGATACGATTGTTGCGTTAGTTGCAGTTGCAGTTACTGATGTTCCTGCTGCTACTGTTGCTACAAAGCGTAGTGCATCTGCTGCATCAATTGTGTTATCTGCTGGTACTGGCAATGTGGCAGGGGTAGCAATTACACCATTAGTTGTATTTGCTGTTCCATCTAGCGTTACCGCTACTGTCATTACTGTAGCATTTGCAGGTGCTACGGCGACCATGCCCAAAGTCATGGCTGCAACCACGGCTAGTGCGATTTTCTTGAATGAATTCATTTTTCTCCTTTTATTCATTGTTTATAGTGTTTTTAGTCTATCCAGATAGTCTTTTATATCTTCTATTTGGTTAGGTTTATATTGTATCACGTTCTCAGGGAGCGTGTCAACTCTGCGGGGCTGTCCCCTAAATGTATGAACCTCGACTTCAAGGTTTTGATCTCTGGGTGTATAGGATATCGCACCAAAGATAGATCCACACACAGCATCAGCAAGGTCCTTAGATTTTTTGCGTGGGTGATCGACCTTGTCATTTTTCATAATTTTAAGTTCTGTTAGTTCTTCAAACAAAAGTTCGATAGCAGGCATTACTAGTCTTTGCTCATATACAAGCATAGCCATATCCTCGTAGTGCTTCTTGGCTACAGAAACTGTTTCTGTTCTCATGCCCACTGCCTGCAACTCATTCTGGATATCAAAGGACTGCCAACGGTCAAAAGTAACTAACCCTATATTAAATCCAAGTCTGCGTAGATTTTGTATCCACTGCTTTACCTCTGAAAGATTGACTGGACCCTCTACCTTTGGCTCCCACCATGCAACAGCATCAACAACAACAATAGGCGATATCTGCTCATAGTCTTTAATTACCTGAACATTTACCCACTTCTCAACATGTGCAATTGCAACAGCACACTTATCGTGTTTCTGTGCAAGGTCAGCATGAACATAATAAACTTTATCTGGGTCTGGCTTAAAGTTTTCTTCAAATCTTCTGAATTGATCCAGTGGATTTCTGGATGTCATACAAGCACGAACCTTATCTGCTTGTTTAAAAAAGGCATCTGATGCATATGTAGGAACACAGGCAAAACGCATCATTGCGTCACCAAGGTCTGTCATAAATGCAATTTTAAAATCGTCTACCTGTCTTGTAGGATTTACTTCCCATGTAGGTCTTTTAATAGCAAAAACTCCAGGGTATTTATATGACTTAATATGATCTTCATCCCATGCAATCTCAAACCAGTTATCCTTATCATCCTCTGGAAGTAGTGGATTAATTATAAACCTATGTGTTTTACTTACTACTTCTTTGTCAGCAATTACTGCTTCATACCGCTCAGAAATAAAGTCTCCGTTATAGCGTGGGAATGATAGAAGAACTACCTTGCCAAGGTCAGGGAAACGAGAATCTACTGATCCACGAAATGCTTTGTAGATGTTGTCAGCAGTCTTACCCTGCTCATTACCAGTTGCAACCTCAGATGCAAAACCAGAAATCTCATCGAGCACTGCAAGTAAAAGGTTTAAACCTTCATGAGATTCACGCTCAGAGTGTCCAGAGTAAACTGTAACAGATTTATCAAAACCAATAGAGTCTACCTTTGCTTCATACTTACCAGCAAACCATGGTGATCTCTCAATCTTTGATTTGAAACCTTTAAAGAAAACGTTTTTAGCCTGTTGAGCATTAATAGCAACGTTAATTAAATCTATCGCATCCCCTGATGGTTTTCCAAAGTATTTTGCTGGATCTTTGAGACATAGTAATTTGTATACAATATAAGCGCAAGCCACAGTAGAGGTGAAGTCTTTACCGCTACCCTTGCCAAGTTGTAGAATGATTTCATTCTTTGTGTATTTGTCATAATATCTTGACCCCTCTTCTTCTCCCATAATATTTATAAGATCTTCTTTGCGATAAATCTGACTCATTGCCTCAACAATGTCATACTGAATATCAGATAATCCTGGCTGACCTAAATATTCTGGAGACTCAACAAACGTCTTTGCATCGACTGGAGTTTCTTCAAAATGACTATCTGCTAAAGCCTCAAGGAAATCATCAAACTTCATGGACAATGGTAATCACTTCATCCTTTTTGGCAACATCAGAAAGTCTACGCATAATCTCATCACGAACCTGTGGGTACTCAGATGCTATGTCTCTAAGAATTGCCATTAAAACTTCTTGCTTCTTTTCTATTTGTAGCATTTCTTCTGCGAGTTCTTTATTCTCAAGAAGCCCAGCCTTTTGTAGCATATCGATTCTCTTAGACTCAATATCCATAACAAGTTTAATTGCTGCAGTCTTTGCCCCAAGGTTGTTGGTCATGGATGCTTCATCAATAACCTCATACGACTTTGCAATTAGTTTATTATAATGTGTGTCTGCAACTGCAAGTGCTTCTTTAGCACGAGCACGAATAGCATCATTAGCAGATGCCATAACCTTCCACTCATTGATGTGCTGAACTACACGAGTTCTTGGTATTGAAAGATCTTTGGAAATCTTTGTTGCATCATTTCCTTTTAGGTATTCTCCTACAACATTATTAATTTCATCAAGATGCTTAATTAAATCTTCTTCAGTTGACAAGTTGATAATCCCCCTGAGTTCCTAAATCATTTGACTTTGCTATTTTTAGCAATACCAAGTATCCTATTAAGTCATCAATATCATTGTCTCCTGGATACTCTGTACCCTTCATAAGTCTGTTTAACTTATCATCTATACGAACATGGAGTTGCTCTCTTGGTCCCGCCTTTGAAAATATACGTACAGGCTCAAGGGCTGAGTTGCCATAAGCAATATTCTTTTTTACTAACATGTGTGCAATTTCATGGCAGGTTTCTAGTATTTCTTTTCCAGCCTCTGTTCCTACTGTAAGTAAATATAAATCATCACACTTAAATTGTTGTGAATCTGGAAAAACTGGCTCTAAATTCATCTCTTTGACTTCCTTAATCCAAACTTAGCAAGATATACATAAATAGTTTCCACGCTTACCCCACATTCTTTTGCTATAGCCTCTGGAGATTTCTTATCAATGTGATATCTCTTTTTAAGCCATAACTCACTTGTATATAGTTTAGCACTCATGACTCATCCTTGTCAAATCCAATAGCCTTATTCCAGTTATTTATTGACCAGTGACCAATGCCACATGCATCTGCAACATCGTTGTCTGTTATTTTCTTATCATAAATAACATCTAATAGTTTTATTGTTCTTTGCTTTCTGAATTCACGCTCATAAGATTTATACCATGAGTCTGACTTTCCAGGATTCAGAGATCTAATCCTAATTTGTTCTTCTTTAGTTAATCTTTTATTTCCTAAATAATTTTGCCAAGTAATTGGAGATACCTTACCAATAATTTGGATACCAGATAGACCAGCACCACCTAGGATTCCACCTTGTATTAATGCAAGGTCTGCTGCAGTTTTTGGACTATTCATAAAGACTGTATGCTCAATAACAATAGCCTCAACTAAGTTATAGTGATCAAACAATGCCTTAGACTTTTTACATGCATCAGTTATCTTTTCGTATATATCCCTACCATTAAATGTTATTTTTCCATAACAATCTAATTTGTTATATGAATATATTGCAAAAGCAAGATTATTAGTACTAGCATCTATAGAGCAAATTACTCCAGGCCTTTTACCGTAGTTGCCTTCTGGATATCTATCTGTTTCTTTTGCCTTTGTCATTTGACAATCCCTTTACTTGTTTTAAAACTTTTTTAACATCTATTGGATTAATTACACATTGATTACATAACGGCTCATCGTTATATATGGACAACTTCTCTCCACACTGCTTACAAGTTCTATTCTTACCCTTACGCTTTTGTCGTCTAGTTTGAATATATCTTTGTGCAATTTTTTCTTTAGTGGCTTGCTCTCTGCATTTTTCTGAACAATATATCTGATAAGATACATCAGATTCAAATGTATGATCGCACCATCTACAACTCTTCATTTTCTAGCAACTCCAGAGGTTTAATTTTAACTACCCCTGCCTCTGCTTCAGCACATGCTTTTTGGATTGGGCACACCTTACAAATTTTAGAATTAGATCGATAAGGCTTTTGTGGCAACTCTCGATCCTTCCAAGACTTGTGTACTGTTCTCATCCAATCAAATGCCTGGTCTACCCACCGACGGTAATGATCGTTTACTACTACTGGTAAAGTCAACAACTCATGATTATTTTTATTTTCATAAATCATTACACCCTTGCCGACTTTCCAAACCTTCATATAGATTAGCAATTGCATAAGATGACCCATCTTAGGCTTTCTACTATTCTTTTTGTATTCAAAGCCTTCATTCATTATTGTTTTAATTTCACCAATAATTCTTTCCCCATTATGCTTAAGCATGACATCTCCATACCCGTCAAAAGGTGGATCGTCTAGTTTAACTCTAAACTCCATTGCTGGATGAGTTTGCTTATTATATTTTCTTTCAATGGGATCTAATTCCATATCTTCATCAAGAAGTCCAGAAGCCTCGATGGCCTCCTGAATTCTTTCGTGACCAAGTGTTCCGTTAGTTCTATTTGCAACACCAAATGCGTCAGAGTTGTCGTAATGAACCTGTCCATCAAATGCAAGGTACCAGTATCTAGGACACTCTCCAGCGCCATAAGTTAAAGCGGATGCTGAAAAATTTGTCTTTTTACTAAACCTTGGCTTTGTTTTTGTCATGTAGCCAGATTCTATTTTTTCTATTAAACCGTCAACAAAACTTGTATCTTCTTTAGATTCATGCTTTTTCTCTGGACTCTTGATCATTACTTGCTTCAATAAATTTTTAGTCATTGTTATCCCTTGTTTGTATTAATTATAGCAGATATCACTTAATTATGTATTTAAGAGCAGACACGAGACTATTGATTGACTCTGCTGCTGTATAGTAAATATTCTTCTTTCCTCTATTTGACTTATCCACATTAGCCATCCATGTAGCCCTAAATGCCATCTTGGCTGCAATTGCCTGTAGTCTAACTATTTCTACAGTAGCCACGCTCATGGGGATATCTGGCTTAATAATTATCTTAGCAATAAATGTTAGGGCAGAGGTTAACTCCTCGTCCTCCATATATTCTGCTATTTCTGACAAACCATTGACCATTTCAAGCGTTGTATTACTCTGTTCCATTATTCACCATCTGTTCTAGTAGTTCTAACTCTATTATAGCAAGTCTTACCTTCTTGTTACCCTCGCCAAGTACCACCACAATTGCTGGGTCGTTGCCATTTCGTATAGCATCTGTAACTGCTTTAGCCCATACATCTTGATTAAGCGTAAAAGATTTTGAGTTTTCTTTAAAATCTACAGTAAAGTTTGCCCAAGTAGCATCACCCTTCTTGGTATTTCTACCAGAATTTTTATGCTGCTTTGCCCCTAACCTTTTACTTTCATTTTTTTCAGTCATTTCTTTTTACTTTCTTATACCCAACCTTAAACAATTGAACTTCTGATAAATGCTTATCTGCACACATCCAAGATGCAATCCCAGTAGATAGATAAACCCGCATAGTTTTTACTTCCTTTTTACAGGTCTTGCATGGAAACTTTCCTTCACAGATAGTGTATTTATCCACTGATCTTATTCTTAATCATATCTTGTAGATCAAGATCCTCTCTTACTCTATTAACAAATCCATCTCTACCCTGAACCTTTGATCCATCTGGCAGAACATACCATGCTCCAGTTCTTTCAACTATGCCCAAAGATTCAGCAGTATCAACAAGATCAGCGACAGAGTCAATGCCCAAAGTATCGCCTCTAAAATAGAAATCATATTCACCAGACTGAAAAGCAGCACTAGTTTTTGAAAACTGGAGTTCCCATCTAACCTTTCTGCCAATCTTTTCTTCAATAGCCTTGTCACCAACATATATCTTTCCCTTTAGTGCTTGGTTGTCTGATTCTGATGAAAATAGTTTAACAACAGTAGAGGAATAAAATTTAGTAGCCTGCCCACCAGTCGGTTGTTGGCTTGTGTACATTGCATTAATATTATTTCTTGACTGACTAATTAATATAAACAGTGTTGGTTTAACTTTATTATTAGCATAGTTAATCATCTTCCATGCATTACTAAAGTCACGAGACTCAGCGCCAATTTGTTTTGTGTTTTCTAATTGCTTAAGTTCGTCAGAATCTTTTTCAAAATAAATAGCAGGTAGAAGAGATGTAATAGAATCTACAACAATTAAATCTACTCCAGCCTCCATAAGATTTACACCGACATCGACCATTTCATTAATTGTTCTAGCCTGAGAAACAATTAGTTTTGATGTGTCTACGCCTAACTTCTCTGCCCATGATTTATCATATGACATTTCGGCATCAATCCATGCACAGACCTTGCCTTCTTTTTGCGCTAATGCAATTGTCTGCAAACATAAAGATGATTTAGCAGATGATTTTGATCCCCATATTAATACCTGTCTTCCATATGGTAGTCCACCATTTAGGGCACGATTAAGTCCGTGGCTGGGTGTTGCTGCGTACTCAGTCTTTGGAACTTCATCTCCTACCAATATACTCTTTCTTAACTTAGGGTTTAACTGTGCTAATACATCTTCAATGCTAACCGACATTTACATCCTCCAATATTACGGTGCCATCTTTGGTTTTGCCAAATTCAAACTTGTATGCGTGTCCTTCTTCTATTTTCATATATGCCTTAGCAAATGCTGTAGGGAATACTGTTACAGAATGCAACTCTCTAGAAGTATCTGCTAGAGTAAGCGAAGCCATCTTTTTACCTGCTTTAGTTATCCTAGGTTTAAAGGATACCACAAATAACTCGTCGTCTTTGTATGGCAACATTCTGTAGTTTAAGAATCTAACTAAAGCAGAGTCAGATCCTTTTATCTCGTCCACAGGAACAGCACTAACAATTCTGTTATCAGAACAGAGTGCAATATAACTTCGTCCAGCCTCAATTGTAGTTTGTTCTTCATCAAATACTCCAATGCTTCCAGTCTTATCTAAGATCTCAACACGAGACCAACCTTTGCCACGCTTAATTCCTTTTACCATACCCATTAAAATAAATGAACCCTTTTCTTCAAAGTCCTCTACTGGATTAATGAATGCGTGATAATGTGATGGAACTGTTTGTGTAAATTCTGGCAAACCTAAATATTCATAAAGATGTTCTCGTAACTCATCATCATTTCTTGGATTATCAGGAAACGTTGCTGCTCCGATAAGTCTTAATGCTTCAAGCGCTCTGCTGTTGACTCCATTACCTTTTGTAAATGTAAAGGCTTTAACTTCCTCGAAAGACTTAAAAGGTCGTGCCGATATATATCGTTCTGCAATCTTATCAGAGATAAACTTGATCCCCGACAATCCAAACCGAATACCCTTACCCTCAATTTTAAAATCAATATCCGAATCGTTAATGTGAGGTAGTTTAATGCTAATGCCCATTCTTTTCGCTTCAATAAGATATTCAGTTCGTGCATCTTTGTCCTTTTCATTCTTAAGTAGTGAGTACATAAACTCAATTGGATAATAATACTTTAGCCATGCCGTCCAATACGAGAGCGTAGAGTAAGCAACCGCATGAGACTTGTTGAACGAATAACCCGCATGCGCCTCAAAGTCATGCCATAAATCACGAGCCTGATTAGGACTAATAAACTTACTAGCACCATCAACGAACCTATCACGAAAAGCATCAAATTCTCTAGCATCTTTCTTTTTACCAATGATCTTACGAACCTTGTCCGCTTCAGACCAAGACATCCCTCCAAGTTCAACACAGGCCTGCATAACCTGCTCTTGGTATAGGATACACCCATATGTTTCTTGTGTGAATGGTTTCATGGTTTGATGCAGATAATTTACTGCCTGTCTGCCGTGCTTGCGTTCAATATAGTCCTTGCCAATAGTATTCATTGCACCTGGACGAACCAAGGCATTGGAGGCAGCAAGTTCTGCTAAATTCTTTACACCCATCTTAACAAGTAGGTTGGTATAAGGTGTGGCTTCACATTGGAACACACCCTTTGTATACCCCTCAGAAAGCATCTGGTAAACCTTGGAATCATCCATATCAAGACTTAAAAGATCTATCTCAGTGCCCTCTCGCTCCTTGATAATATTTAATGTATCGTTAATAACGCTTAAGGTTTTAAGACCAAGTGCGTCGATTTTGATGAGTCCGATTTTCTCAGCCTCTTCCATGTCCACCGCCACAACAGGTATGCGGTCATCGGAACCAGGAGAAGAACGTGTCTCCAACGGTGCGTACCTAAAAATAGGATTTTTACTAGTGACAACACCAGCAGCGTGTATGCCAGTACCTCTAATACGACCACGTAATTGTTCTCCATATTGCTCTACCTCTGGATATTTCTCTCTAAACCATGCAGTTGTTTTTGATGTGCAGTACTCATCCCAAGTATCTACCAATTTCAAAACTTTATTAACATCTACTAATGGAATATTTAGTGCACGAGCAACATCTCGTACAACACCTTTATCTTTAAATTCTAAAAATGTTGCAATAGATGCAACATGCTTATACTGCCTTACTAAATAATCTTTTACTTCGTCACGACGAGTATCTTG